GAGTTAAAGAAGGAAGCATAGGTCGTATGGCTGCTACTAAAATATCTAGACCTAATGTTCATGCTAAAACTAAGACTTCAAAATCTAAGACTTCTAAAAATTATAAGAAGGGTTACGGTGGGCAAGGTCGTTAATTAATAAATTTAGTGTATCTTTGTTATTATGCTATCACTACAGGACCTTCATGGGCAAATAGATCAATTGCTTGCAATTAACTCGATAGAGTCTTCATATTCTTATGAACTCTATACAGATTTAATTAACGAGCAAAGATCTCTATGGCTAAGAAATGAGTATAACAAAAACAGAAGTATCGATCCTTACGTTATACAGGATTTAAGTTGTTTAGAATTAGAATTAGTTGATCCTATACAATGTTGTATATCTATTCCTACTGGCTGTAAATTACTTAGAACTAAAGTGCAAATTCCTAATACAATAGAATTTTTCTATACAAAAGGAATTGTGTCTGTAGGTTCTCCTGATATCACAAGAGCAAGATTTATTTTAATAGATTATTCTAGAGTTCCTTTTGTTGGAGAAGGAAGAACTACTAAACGAGCAATATATGCTTTCTTGTATCAAGGTTATTTATACCTGACAAGTAAGGACTCTTCATCGTTAATGATGAAATATATTACTCTTAGAGGAATCTTTGAAGACCCTACATCATTAGGAAGTCTAGTAAATTGTCAAACTAATAACACATGCTGGAAATCTTCCGACCCTTATCCTATTAATCAATGGATGTGGGCATACATTAAGCAATTAGTTCTACAGCAATTAATGCAGAAAGGTATGTCACAATTGGATGATGCTAATAACGCAGAAGATCAACGAGCAGACCAACAACAAACACAAAGTGGACAGCAACAATGATTATTTAAAAAGAGGTAAAGGAAAGATTAATGGAGGCATCAAGAAGGATGCATTTTTCTCTTTCTATTTAAAGAATGCTAAAGAAAAAGTAATTTCTCGCATAAAATACAATGCTTTTATGAAAGAGTTATTAGAGCAATTTAGTGATAACATTGTGACTACAGGTTTAGAATTAAAAATTAAACAAGTAGGTAAACTTAGAGTAAGAAGTCAGAAATTAAATTTCTTTAAAACTGATGGAACACTTTCTAAAAGTTTAAGAGTTGATTGGAAAAAAACTTGGGACTTCTGGTTAATTAAATACCCAGAATTAACAAGAAATGAAATAACTAAGATTAATGGTAAAACAGTAATATACCACGAGAATGAACATACGGATCAAGAATTCTATGAACATCATTGGGATAAGATTACTGCTAGTTTAAAATTTAAGAACTTTTATACGTTCAAGCCTTCTAGACAATATTCTAGATTAATAGCTAAGACAGTAAAAGATCCTAACAGAAAAGTGTTTTATTATGGATAACGAAGCAATGGAAAACGAAGGTTCTTCTAAAGGAGTAGAATCAGTAGTAAAGATAACTCGTAAGGAGTTTGAAGACGGGAGTCACGAAGAAACTAAAGTAGAGCAAGTAGAAGGAGGCTTTATTACTACTATCTGTAAAAGATACAAAGATAAAGACGGATGCTGGCAATACTCAGATGAAAAGTCTGTAAGCACGGAAGACCCAAACAAAGATATTTCCTCTGGAGGTATCGCAAGTAGATTAGAGAGCATACTTAAAAACTTAGAATAATGTACGCAGGAAAGACCGTTTCATATAAAGCAATCCTTGATAAATGTATCAGGGATTTTGGCTTTAACTATGATATCCACGAAGAAGAAGGGGTTGAATGGTTAGCAGAATTTATGGCTCACACTAACGTAGGTGTGACTATGGAGGAGAATATTGCTTATATCGAAATATGTGACGGTCGTGGTGATTTGCCTTTTGACCTTTATAAAATAGGACAAGTAGCGCATATTACTGGTGTTGAAACTATTGAAGAAGCAGAATGTGGAGCAGGTAAAATGTATCCAATGCGTTGGAAGACAGATTACTTTCACAAAAGATATCATCGTGATGAGAGAGATTATACTACGGAGTCACGTGAAACTTACACAGTTGGACAAGGATACATTTTCCCGTCAATGAGTCACGGAATACTTGCAATGTCTTATTCTGCCATTCCTACAGACGATTGTGGATATCCTACTATTCCTGCAGAACAACAATGGTTAGAAGCAGGAGCACATTATATTGCGCATAAAATAGCAAGAAAACTTTGGATACGCAATGAGATAGCAAGTGATAAGTTCCAAATTATAGAACGAGATAAAGAATGGTACTTTGCTCAAGCAGTAAATCATGCTAAACAATGGCAGAATGTTGATGAAGCAGAAAGTGTTAAAAACAGTGTAGTAAGAACTATTCCTGATATACAAGCGCATGCTTCTTTCTTTGCTAATATGCAGTTACCTGAACAACGTAAGTTTAGACCAAAAGCAGGAGTTGCTCTTGTATCTACTATAAATGTATTAACACAAAATGGCCAAGGCCCTAATCCAGCAACTGTAATACCATCTAATACATAATAATGGAAAAGCACGTTAATAGTTACGGAGGATTAAATAAAGATGCAGGTAGAGATGTAATCGCTCCTAATTTTTATATTGATGCCAAAGATATTAGAATTTCCACTGATAGAGGAGAATCTATGGGTTCTTGGACAAATATTAAAGGAAATAAAGAATCTTTTATTATTCCTATCGAAGGATTAGAAACAGACCCTTTTGGTGCATGGTTAGCAGTTAATCCTGCTATTATAGGATATACTACTATACGTAATAAAATTATAGTATTTGTAGCAGATGATGGAGGAAATCAAGGTTGGATTTATGAAGTTCAATATAATAATGCAACTCTTGAAATACTTCCTGGATATCCTAGCTTAGTTTATTATAACGGTCTTTTAAATTTTAGCAAAGATTGGCCTATTGAGGCCCTAGGACACTATGAGTCAGATTGTACTCAAAAAGTATATTGGACAGATTATAATAATTTTTTAAGATCTATTAACGTAAGTGCGCTTGATTTAAACACAGTTTCTCCTGGATTACTAGATATGTTTCCAGATGTATCTTATCACCAACCTATACTTAGAATAGTGACAGGTGGGGGTAATATGATGTCAGGTGTATACCAAATAGCATATAGATTAGTTACACTAGATGGTAAAGAAACTTTAATATCTCCTCCAAGTAATTTCTTTCACATAGTAGCTACCTCTGAAACAGCTCCTCAATCAGCAAATTATTTTGGAGATATTACAGAAGTTAATACATTTAAAGCTATTCAAATAGAATTAGATACAAGTGATTACGGTGAGTTTGATAAAGTAGAATTTATTGTAATAAGATATCCTTCTTTTAATGCTATACCTGAAGTACTTTCTGTAGAATACATTACTATAAATAATCAACCAAGTATTACTTTTTTATATAACGGAGATGAAGGGTCTTCTTTTCCAATTGAATTAGTAACTTTTATAACTAAGTCTTATCCTTTTAAAACTGCCAAAACTATTACTCAAAAAGATATGTCTATGGTAATAGCAAATATTAAAGGAGCAGGAGTTAGTGTGCAAGATTTAATACCTACAGGAGAATCTTTTGACGCTAAAACAGGAAGATATAATGATTTAGGAATATTACCTCACACAGGAGGCGCACCTATTGATTTATTAAATAATGCTTTCAATGTTACCACAGATTTAGATTCTACTAGAGGATATAACACTGATGCACAATGGGACCCTGCTTGGCATACTAATGATTACCAATATAAATATAGAAGTAATGGTAGTACTTTAGGAGGAGAAGGGCCCAACATAAGTTATAAGTTCCATTTAGAACCTATGACAATTGATGGTAATAATCCTACTCCAGGTTTTGGTAACGTAGCTAATATACCAGATGTAACTCATAGTTTAAATGATGGTTACGGACCATATTCAAATACTACTTATCCTAGTTTTGCTTCACCATTTCTTTCAGGATTACTCCGAGGATATAAAAGAGGAGAGACTTATAGATTTGGTATAGTTTTTTATACTATTAAAGGAGAAGCTACTTTTGTTGAATATATAGGAGATATTAAATTTCCAGAATTAGGAGATAGAAATGATGAGATAACTTGCACAGTTAATGGAGTAGATTATGATTATTATCCAATTTCTCTTGCAGATAATAGCAATACTATAGGATTAAGTTTAGGAATTCAATTTGAATTAGACTTTGCCTCTTGCCCGTCATTATTAGCGCAAGTTACCAGTTATCAAATAGTAAGAGTACTAAGAGAAGAAAAAGATAAGAGACGTTTAAGCCAAGGGGTAATTAAAACTTTTTGGAGAGTCCCTATAGGGGATCCGCCAAATAATGTAGAATTTGATTTACGAATTCCTGAAGGAGTAAATAATAATTTAGCATTACACATATTTCCTTATGCAGGATATAATACTGCCCAAAGAAGTGGAGTATTTAGTACTTTAACTGATCATATATATGAACCTATTCCACAGACTCCTTCTATATCAAAAAATAGTATAGATGTTAGTGCTACAGGAACTTACTTTATTAAAGGAGATTATTTAGGATTTTATTCTCCTGAATTATCTTACGATTATGGAAATAGTAGAAATCTAATAGCGGCTACAAGTGGTAATAATTGTTTACTTATAACAGGTGCTTATACAGATACTACTAAAACTCAAATAGGTTCTAACTTAGATTTAAGTGGTATAGATTTAGCAGATAATTGCCAAGCTTGGGGAAATACTACGAGAAGTACTTACCCTGTAGTAGCATCTGACCCTTTACAAAGAATTAAGAAATTTGTAAATTCTAAGTTTATAGATATGCCTGATACAGCAGATTATAAACTTACTATAACAGGATCATTTACAGGAGGCCCAAGTACGGGAATAGGAAGTTATTATATGCGTAATTATTATGCAATATCTGATTACACAGATATAGTAGCAAATCTTAATGACCCTAAAGGAACTAGTTCAGGAACTAATCAAATTCCTGAGATATATAAATCAGCTTCAGGTGTAATAGGAAATATAGCAGCGTTAATTATTGACCCATTATACGGAACTAGTATTCCAGGTATGGGAACTCCAGGTGAAGATTTTGTAGATTATTTTAGATCTCCAAGCACTGCAGGTAATAGTTATACAAGTTCTCCTATATACGGAGGAATAGACGTAGCAGATCCTATTACCTTTATGTCCGATCTTGCATTACACCAGAAATCCACTCCTGTTATAGATTTATTAGTACCTAAAGCAGAAACTTACGGAGGATATACTTTAAATACTTTAGAAACTAATATATTTAGCCAAGCTTCCCCAGTAATAGATATTAGTATTCTTACTCCAAAAGTTTATGGGGGAGATACTTTTGTTTCAATGTTTACTTTTCAAGCAGGTTTAGTAGAATTTGATAAACCTTTCTATGCTAAAAATAATGTTGTAGGACCTGATTTATATCGTAAAACTAATAGTATTACTGAGTTATTTCCTGTAGAAAGTTGTTTAAATATTGACTTAGCATGTGGTGCTACATTAAAAACTCAAGCACAATATACACACAATGGTGGAGAGTATCCTATATTAAAACAAGAAACTAATAATACTAAAACTATTGCATTAAGTCTTAACATGTATAAAATAGCAGGAGTATATGCTAAAGAAAATAAAGATGTTATTTTTGTACCTGAACCTTCAGGAAATACTAATTGTTTAATAAATGATGTCATGATTATAGTAGATATAAAATTATGGTGTTATTAGTTGCTGTGGCGTAGGTGGGGTAACAGACTCAGTGAACTGGTTAGCTCCTCCAGCATTTGTAGTCATCTCTGGTGGGACTGCTGCTCATTGACCTTGTCACTTTCTCATCAAAGCCTCCATACTTGGAGCAGCAGCGTTCCCAGTAGCCTTCTCGATCGCTCACTGCATCTTATCTGTATTTCACATCATCTCCCTTACCTGCTCATCACTAAGCGTAAGGTCTTTTGGGAGACTATAGGAATCTATGATAGCTGCA